TAATGTTTCATAAGCAGCAAAACCTGTAGTAGTACTCATTATTCTATTTGCACCACTAATACTATCTAAAGTTAATCTTCCAACGCTATCATCTATTATTACATCTCCTGCAAAAGTTGCGTTTCCTGATTCCTCTACTTTAAATAGAATATTATTATTATCAATATTTGTAGCATTGTGTCCAACTTGAAATGCTTCTCCTGTGCTTTGATTATCACTATCAATATTAATTCTTAAAGATGCAGGTACATTTATAATACCATTATGTGTTCCATTGTCATCTAATTCTAAAACCCCATCTGTTGAAGTTAACTTCTTAGCTGAAAGAAATCCTGCAAAAGTTGAGTTTTGTGATGAATCTAAAGTTAATGCTAATGTATCTGCTTGACCTGCACCTCCACCAGTTCTAAAATGTAAATTTCCACTTCCTGCATTTGCACCATATGCTCTTATTCTTAAACTATCTCCTGACCTATCTAATACACCTGCACTTGTTTTTGAAGTTGTTAAAGCACCTTTCCAAACTATTGCTCCATCTACTTCAAGTTTTTCGGTTAAAGAAGTTTCATTAATTCCTACGTTTCCTGCAAAAGTTGCTGTACTTGTAACATCTAAAGTTCCTGCAACTAAAGTATTTCCACTTGTAGCATTTACTGTAAACTTATTTGTGTTTATTGCTAAATCACCTGAGAAGGCAGTATTTCCTGTCGTAGCGTTAGCAGTAAATTTATTTGTATTAACTGCGAAGTTTCCAGTACTAGATAATCCTAGAGTAGTAGTAGCTGAGCCTGTAATAGTTAAAGCAGTTCCAGCTTGAGCGACTATAGAGTCTCCAATAGTTGTAGCAGTAGCAAATACTGGTAGGTTTCCTATAGTTCCTTGTCCGTCTACTTGAGAATGATCTAGTTTAGACCACCTGTTGTCAGCGTCAGCTATAACCCAGTCTCCTATAGACCAGTTATTAATTCCGTTTAAATTAGTAGTTCCTGCAAAGTTTACTACATAATAATTTCCTTGCGGTATAAAAGGACTAGCGTCTATTGTATAAGCTTCACCAGTTAGCATTATATCAGTATCTAGAGTTAACTGAGTATTACTATCTATAACTAATACTAAAGCAGTCGTTCCGTCTACCTGATTAACAACTTTATTTCCTACGCTTACTGTAGTGTTAAAGTTTTGGCTTGAGTCTATAAGTTTAAAAGCAGTTGTAGCTCCGTCTGTCGTTCCCGAATCTACTTCTCCTCCTCCACTTGGTAAAGTAGGGGTGTTAGTTGCTGCGTCCCAACTACCTTTAAAAATTAAACCGCTAGATATAGAATTTATTTGAGATTGAACTTTACCAAAAGCTTCTAGTATTGAGTCAGAGGCTTGAATATTTCCTGCGGCTGGAGTAGGTAGTCCTGTTAGTACTTTGCCTACTACTGCAGAGTTTGTTAGAGTTACTGCTCCACTTACTGCTGAAGATCCATCTACATTAGATATAGTTCCTGTAGCTTCACCACTTACACTAAGATTTCTAGCAGTCTGCCATTTAGTAGCAGTGTCTGCATTTCCTGTAAGATCACCAGTTACGTTTCCAGTTACATTTACGTTTATAGTAGAAGGTAAACTTATAGTTGCAGTTTGAGCTGAGACAGTACTTACAATTTCATTTGCAGTCCCTAAAATAGAAAGGCTTTGAGTATTTAAATTTACATCGCTAGTATTTGATCCGTCTGTTATATCTAGGTCTGACGCTGAGTCTAAAACATCTACATAGGCAGTCGTAGCTAATTTTGTAGAATTGTCTCCAGCACTTTGAGTAGTAGCTACAGATCCGTTTGGCATTGTAACTCCAGTAGAAAGTAAAGAAATTTGTAACCCCTGATTAGAAGCTGCAGTAGTTATTTGATTAGCCGTTCCTGAAACTGCAAAAACTTGGGTGTTTAAGTTTACGTCTCCAGTTCCTGTAGTTCCGCTAAAGTCTAAGTCACTAGCAGCGTCTAAAGTGTCTACATAAGCCGTAGTAGCTACCTTAGTTGAATTATCACCTGCAGACTGAGTAGTAGCAGTGGTCGCAGTGTTTATAGTCCCGCTAAGGTCGCCTGAGAACGTAGCACCTGTATAGGTTCCGCTTATTGTAACACTATTAGGAAGTCCTATAGTTAATTTTTGAGCTGAAGCACTAGTAACTATTTCATTAGTAGTACCTGCTATATCTAATAACTGACTGTCTAAATCTACCGCACCAGTTCCAGAGTCTCCTTTAAAATCTAAGTCCTGACTTGTTACGTGAGTATCTACATAATCTTTTACTGCTGCCGAAGTAGGTAGGGAAGTGTCATTATCGTTGTTAGATATGCCGTCTGCCTCGTTTACTAACCTGTTTATAGAAACCGCAGTAGAGGTCCCTTTAAAATTAGCAAATTCTAGTATTCCAGTAGACTTGAGGTCTCCGCCTGTATTTAAATATATACCTGAATTATTCCCTAACCCATCCGACATTTGCTTTAAAGCTGCAGTTAAAATGTCATTATCTGAAGTCTTAAAAATACTTTTATAAGTTAAACTTATTTTATTTCCCGTTAGTGTACTCATTTTTTATCTTTTTTAAGTAAACAATTAATTTATTTACGTTTTTGTTTTTTATGTTATACTCTTTTTTCATAATACCCAGCCTACCCAGTTAGCCTCTCCGTCAGGGTACATATCGTCATTACTATTTGAGTAGTACTCTGGAAACTTTGTTGAAGCGTTAAAATTCATATAGTCTATAAACCTTCTAGTATAAAAGTCTGCAAAGTCTCTGTATTTTTGAACTAAGAAATCTATTTCTGTTTTACTAGGTAACTCAGCATTTTCTGAACGGTGACGATAAGTACCGCCTTGTTTTACTGCATAATTTGAGAAAGGCATATAATCCACCATACTAAACATTATTAGCATAGGTTGTACGTATTCATTAACTAGCAGAAAATAGTCTGGATTTGCAGCTTGAGTTAAAGTACCTGCAGTAATTAAGTCAGAAATTTTATTATACAGATCCGTTCCTAAATAATTTTGAATGTGCATTTGCTGAGCAATTTTAATAAAAGGCAAAAGCTTGTCCGTGTCTACCGACCCGTCTATAATTGAGTTTTTGACTAAGTCGTTTCGTGATATAAATAAAGGTGTAGCCATAATTAATTTTTTCTATAGTTAGGATCTAAAGACCACCAGTCATTTTTAGGTTGAGCAACTTGAGCAACTTCAGGCACGTTAGTTTCTATTTGTGCTTCTTTTTTTAAGCTAGGATCTAGAGCTGCTATTTTACGTCTAGCCTCTGCTACTGTAATCCTTTCGTTGTTTTTTCTTAAGTAAGTTCTTCGCTCCCAATAATGCTGACAATTAACTCCTCCTTTGTAAAGCCATAAATTATAAGTATTAGAACCTTTTGGAGCTAACTCTGAATTATCTGAACTTTCTTTATTTAAGTCCTCCATACGGTAAACTTTTTTAGCTGCCCACATTTTACGACAAAATTCTCTTTCTGGATTATTTGATCCGTAGTACCTATAACGCACTTTTATTATACTTGTATCTTGAGAGCTTTTTTTATTAGGAGTACTAGTAGGAACTGAAGCTAGTTCAGTAGCAAACTTTAAAGAATGATTAAGTATTTCGTCATACTGATTAGCTGGTCTACTATCTATAAGTTCGTAACCCTCCATTTCTTCGTCTTCACCTTTACTTTTTAATTCGTCTAAAAGAGCTTTAGTCAACTTTTCGTTAATATTTAAAGGCACGCAGTTAGGCACTTCTTTGCCATCTTTTATTTTAGTTCCTATTTGTTCATAACCGTTCCAGCAAGGTTTTTTTAAGTCCGTATGATCTTGACAAGGCATATACCATATTTTACCGTCTTCTTCGTGTTCGTGATAACCCATACATCCCATTTCATTAGCTTTGTTTTCAGCTTCCTCTATAGTTTCGTATGCTTCTTTTCCGTCTATTTTCTTAAGACTAAACTTTTGTCCTGTCTCCTCTTCTATTTGTTCTTTATTAGTAGCGTTTGCCAAGTCGTTAAATTCAAGCGGCTGCAGCGTTTTAAAGTACAAATTAAGCACTATCTCGTTATAAGCTAGTATATCGTCAAAAGCATTTAATAAAAGCTGCTGGAAAGGAGCTATAACGGTATTATCCATTAAAGTACTAGCAGTAACAATTTCTTCAGCGTTATTTCCGAATCCAGTCATATCTTTAATACCGAATAAAATAGGACTAGTAACTCTATGAGCTACCATTATTTTTTTCATAGACTCTGTAGATAAAAACTCGTACTGTTGAGGAGCGTCACTTAATTGGACCGCCTCCATAGTAGCCGCTGAGTCTTTGTCATCGTTAAAAGCTAGTATAAATCTACCAGCATTAGAAGTACCTTGATATTTAGCTGCTATTTTTTGTTCTATAATATTTCTTTCCTCTTCAGTCGGAGTCCCGTTGTTAAAGTTTAAAAGCATAGATGGAGCTAAACCGTTCATAATATTATTTAAATGATAGTTAGCTATTTCCTCTTCTAGCTCTGCATATTGTATACCTCCCTGATAATCTACAGGACTTACGTATTTAAAACTAGGAGTATATGGTTTTACGTATAGAATTTCTATTTCATTATTAGAAGTTCCAAAAGCTGGTATACGTTCTAAATGGTCTCCGTTTTGGTATTCAGACCAGTCATAATAATAATAATAAGCTTTTA